TGTGCCTTGTGCGCCTGTAGCGTACCCAGCAGACGCATGGTTACCCCAAGCATGTGCAGTGTCAGCTTTAGTTCCTTGAGCCGCTGTAGCGTAGTCTGATGACGCTGTGGCGGCGGCAGTTCCTAATGTCGGCTTGCCCGATAGTGATGCGTAAGCACCATCAAAGAAACTGTCAGTAATTCCATAGCCAGCTAATGTAGTTGGCTTTCCTGTTAGAGAGGCGAAGGCGTGTACGTGAGATGCCGTTGCATAATCCGTAGCGGCTGTAGTTGCCGCTGTGCCTAGACCTAAGTTTGTTCTTGCAGTCCCAGCGTTTGCTAGGTCAGACAGATTGTTTGCCTTTAGTGCCGCTGAAGATTGCGCCGCAATGGATGCGTCCCTTGCAACTACAGACGCATCACGGGCGGCTTCGGATGCCGCTTGTGCAGTTTCAGCATTTGTCTCAGCGGTTTCAGCATTTGTTTTTGCTGTTGCCGCGCTGGCGGCTGAAGTTGATGCTTCAGAGGCTTTTGTTGCTGAAGTTGATGCTGAAGTAGCCGCATTGTTTGCTTGGGTTGTTGCTAGGGCAACTTGTGCTGTCGCTAAAGTAACTTGAGCCGCACCATTTGTAGTGGCGTCTGATGCTGAGTTTGCACTTGCAACTCTACTGGCTTCAGATGCTACGGCTGATGCGGCGGCTTCTGTGGCTTTTGAAGATGCAGTAGATGCTGAAGATGCCGAAGAAACACTAGCGGCAAGGGCATCTGCTTTGTACTGATTTGTTGTAGACAGTGAAGCACTGGCTGAAGCTGAACTTGCGGCGGCATTTGATTGACTGAGGGCGGCGGCTGTTGCTGAAGCGGCGGCGTTTGTGACTGCCGCATCTATTGCGTTTGATTGTGTATTTGTGATTCCAGAGCTATTGTAAAAGCTGGTTTTTGAAGCCATTGTTTAATCCTCATAATAGTGAGTAGGGCGCACAACTTGGTTAATACCAGACTGTTCAGCACTGTTTGCGTGTTCCTGTATCTCCAATAGAAACGATGAAGACTTTGCATCAAATACTGCACTACGTTCATCTAAGAAGTAATCTGCGGCATACGACAGTGCTGTGTATGTCAGAAGATCAGAAGCAATAGTGGTAAGCATATTCGTGTCGCTGTCTGATGTCAGGACTTCTTGTTCAGCATAGTAATTTAGATACAAAGTCCCAGTGCTGGGCATTGGGTGTATCTTGATATTACCTTGCTCACGGCAGAAGAACTTTGGTGTCCCTAGTTCTCCAGTTTTTTGATGCTGTATCATCTCATGTAGTGGTATGCGAACCAACGTGTCACCATCATAATAGAGTTCAATGATCTCTAATGTGTCAGCTGGTATTGTTACTTTGGATGTACCAGTTGCGGATGTCACATTGTATTGGTTTTGTTTTTCCATTGCTGGGACACGTAGCTGTCTTTGTATTCTTGTGATTGCTTGATCAATGAAGGTGTCAGCCAAAGCATTCGAACAGTCACTACGATTTAGAAGAGCAATAAAGTGTGCTCGGATTTCACCTTTGTTCATTGGTTATTACTTTCTTTTCTTGGCTGTCTTTGCCGCTTTCTTGAAAGCCTTGTCAGTAGGTGCGCCCTTTGCGCCCTTCTTTCTCATTGGCTTGCCTGATGCTCTTTTCTTGTGGATGTTTGCGTATAGCCCTGCTTTTGCCATCTGTTAGACCCTTTTGTTGGTTGTGAGGAACATATCTAAGTCCTCGTTCTTTAGTTTACGGACAATCTCTGATCCCTTGGCTTCCCAGATATTAAATCCTTCTCGCATCCACTTCTCGACAACAGCTGTCGGAATGGAAGCCACTCGCATCATCTCCCCTGTAGGCTTCGAACCACTATCGTTTCGAGCGTCTTTCAGATCGTCTAAGAAGGACTGTGAGATATGCTGTGTATGCTTTTGAAATAGGTCTCCGTGGTCACTTACGAAGTCTGTTTCAGTTTGTAATAATGTTGGCTGTGTTTTGTTAGTCATTTTGCTACCTTAGAATGTGAAAAGGCCACCCATAGACAACAGTAAGGAGAGCAAAACCTGAGTGTCTTTGGGTGGCCTAATAAAGACCTAGTGGTCTATTTCGAACTTATGATAAGCCAGTGATTTTCACTGAGTCACCAAAGTTTGTGTGTTTACAAGAAACCTCGCCCACGATGTGATGTCGATCTGAGTCGCCATTTTTCGCTAGAAGTGTTCTTGTGAATGGACGCAACGTACATGTTTTAAACATTGTTGGGTCTATTAGTAGTGCGTGAGTTGTCTTTAACTCGCGGTTCAATACTACTCTGTATTCGCCGTAGGGGCTTACATATAAATCAATCGCATTGACCAATGTTTTGCCTTGTGCGATTTCACGATTACGGCCTGATGCCGCTGAGAAACCAGCTACGATTTGTGCATCTGCTGGCTTGATCATGAATGTGTCAACATCAGAACCATTGTCGTATGCTGTTTGACCAGCTAACAATAGCTTGCTTTCGGTAAGGCTATCTGTTGCGTTTGAACCAGCATCGATTCCTGTAGAAATTTGGTTTAACAAAGAAGTCATCTTACGTGCTGTTGAAGCATTACCAGCAACTGCGGCTTGCTCAACGCCAACCATTGCACGTTCATAGTCTTTCTTAATTTCCTTCAATTTCTTAGCTAATTGATGTGCAGTTTCCTTTGCTCTACCATATGTAGCTACTGCGTCAGCTGTTGCTGATACTTGGAAGGCTTTAGACATGATCTGAGTGTTGTTTGTACGCTCAGTTGCATCTGTCAATGTTGCCATACTCGCGTCGCTACCTTCAACTTGGGCATTGACTGCTGAATCTGCTAATGAATCTTCAAGGAATGAAAAAGTTCTAGCTGATACTTTTTCGTCTTTGAACATCGCGATGCAGGGCGTAGAAAATGGTGAAATATTGGTAATGATGTCTGAAACATCCTCTTTCTTACCAACTTGGTTGTATGTGGTATATGTACTCATTTAATTGTTCCTTACAATTTTAGGATTAAGTTTAAGAAGATTTAATCTTCCCAGCGGCTCATGAGTGCGTCTGCAATATCATCGAGGTCTTTAGCACTACTTAGACTATCCATTTGCTTCTGTTGTTTAGCTTTCTGGATAGACTTTTTAGATGGTGGTGCTTTCTTGGAACTAAGAACCTTCTTGCCGCTTTTTGACTTTTTCAGTTTGGCCTTGGCTTTCTTGCTGTTGGCGGACTGTTTTGATTGGTCGTAAAGTCTGGCTTTGTTAATCAGCATGATGACCTGTGGGTCTGTGTACTGATCAACTTGATCCTTGGGTAATCCCGATTTGACAGCATAGTCACGAATATCTGCATAGAGTTCGTTGCCCCAGTCAGGCAGTTGATCTTGAAGAACCTTAACGCAATCTGCGGCGGCTTCTCTAGTTGCTTGCTGGTGCTGTTGCTGTGCTTGGGATACAAGCTGACCACTTTCTTCCTGTAGGAACTTTAAGTCGTCTTCTGCTTGCTTCGCGTCTTGGCGTAGTTGAGAGAATGTTTCTGCATCCATCTCGCGTGACGCTACTAACATATCAATGTCAGCATAAGGTTTGTACCTTGCTTCTGCGCGTTCCAATAACTTCTGATATGACATCTGCGTTTGAGCCAGTTGTTCTTCTGACTGCTTTCGCTGGGTAGCCAAATCTTGAGACTTTTTAGTTAGAGATGCTTCTTGACCATAAAGCCGCTTTAAATCCTTTACAGATACCAGCTTAGACTCGCCATTGACTGAGATGTCCACGATTTGATCATCAGAAGCGACTGTGTGTTCGTCGTCGTCTTCCTCTTCATCATCATCGTCTTCTACATCTTGATCTTCGTCTTCATCAACAGTGTCGTCTTCGTCAGGGTCTTCAAGGTCTAACTCGTCTTGATCGTCCTCTTCATCGTCTAGTTCATCATCTTCATCTACCTCTGTCTCGGCAAGGTCTTCAGATGTTGCATCTTCTTCTTCGACTTCAGATAAGGTTTCCCCGTCATCCCATCGTCCTAAGATTGCGTCTGCCGCATCATCAATATCTAATGCTTGCGGCTCAGAGTTTACGTTTTGCTCGTTGTTCATGGAGCAGTCTCCTCTTGGCTGTTGTCGCCGTTCTGCTGTTCAACAATGCTGTCACGCACTTGAACTCGCTGTTTTAGAGTATCCACCACGTCTACTAATGCGCGATAGTGGTTATAGGCATACTCCCGTTTATCCTTGTCTGCTGGTTCAGTGTTTACAAACGTCTGAAATGCTCTTTCGACAAGTTCATTGATAACTGAATTGAAGGCGGAACCGTTTAGTACGGCTCCAGCTTCATCTCCAGCCATCACAAGTTGCTCTTCTTGTGTAGGCATGTGCTTTCCTTATTGTGTTGTGCTTATCCGTTTGGACTTGCGATTGCCCTGACATCATCAGCCTTACGTGCTATCTCTAGCTCCTCTAAGTTCACATATTCTTTATGTTCAAACTCAGTCTCGTTAAGGTCTTGTTTGTCAGATTGTAGGGCGAATGCTTGTTGAGCCTTCATAGTGTCTAGCTCATGTTTCATTTGCCGCATTTGTGCATCCAGTTGTACCTTCATCTCAGCGACAGCTGTTTGTCGTTCTTGAAGTTGCATCTGTTGCTGTGCCATCTGCATCTGCATCTCTGCATTTGGATCAGGTGGCGGTGGAGGTATCATCGCTGGGTCTGTTAAGAAGTCAGCAACATTCTTGATACCTGATTTCTCTAGGACTGATGCCAGCATCTTAAACTTGTTCTGCGGAGAGTACATTTGTCCAAGTGTAGGATCAGAGGAGAATAGCTGATGGAACGACAAGTGCTTTTGCACCAGTTGCTCCTGATCGCCGTAGCCCAAGTGGAACTCAACTTGTACGTCACGTTTATCTGCCCATTGCGATGG